ACTTCAAGATAGCTTCCTCATTACCGAATCTAATCCTACGAAGATAGTAGGGTGCATGCCAAGCATGTATCCCGCTACTGCTGCCTACAACTAATGATGTAGTACCTGCAGGTTTAACACAGGTTGTACGTGCTGCTGCATTGATACCTAGTAACTTAGCTACTCTAGCATTCTCTACCTTCACGGCTTGAGCTGCTTCTTGTAGCATGTGGTTCTTGGTAAGAACCGGATTACAAGCACCTGTAATACCTACACCAATCAACGCATCCTTCTCAGTTGTATCTTTCCAGATGTCTCTAAGGTAATGGAAGTCAGTGAATGACGCCTGTATCGTACCTAAGGCTGCTGCTGATGTAGCTGCAGAGATCAGATCATCTTTACTATTGATAGCTGCACCATTAATCTCAGTTAAATTACAGAACTGAAATGGTCGTAGGGCTATCTCACAGCATGGATTAGTACCCCATTTAGGGTGATTCGTCCAGTAGACGCCGGGCTCTCCAGCCATAGACTCTTTACAACGTTTCATGACTTCTCTGAATGTAGACTCGGTATCGTACCCCCTCACAAACACAGCTGAGTTATTAGCTCTGCCTAAGTGTGGATGAGTCTCCCACCAGTCACCGGACTTACAGGTAAGCATGTCCATATCCCAGTTATCAAACAAGCAGATCAAAGCAGCTCTACGGATACCACCGGCTAGTACAGCGTCAGCTATGTAGCAGATCATGTGATGCACCTCAAGAGGTGTCAACCGTCTATCTACTGCTTGCTCTAACATGGTCTCTAGGTGCAGTAAGCACTCCTTGAGTGGAGCAGGGCCGGGCGCTTTGCCTCCACTAGTGATTAGTGGTGCCCCCTTCTCACGTATCTGTCTGAAGTCAAATGCAGGTTTAGACTTGCCATAGAAGTGAGCCTCAACCAGTACCTTCACTGCGTCAGCCCAGCCCTCTATGGAGTCATCTATTACAAACTTACGCTTGCGTTTCTTGCAGCCTACTATCACAGGTAGCTGATCAACCCAATAGCTTTGCACTGAGTAACCAAGGCCTGTACCACCTAGCAGTAAGAACATGGCCTCACTGAAGGCTGCAGGGTCATCAATAGGCATGAAGCCACAATTGTAGACTCGGTTATTAGCTAGCTCTATGGGTAGACCACCAAACTGCAGTGACCTCATAGAGGGTAGTATCCGCTTATCATGCACCTTCTCTAAAGCTTCCGCTAGAGCTGTCAGTGCTGGTTCTTTAAACTCCTCAGCCGCTACCCTGTTGATTTGATCAGTGAGCATCCCACCATTACGATTAACTAAGTCGTGCCATGATTCCCTTGATTGTGTCTCAGGGATATAGCGTGCATACTTAGCATATACAGTTATATCAGATAATAATTCATTAGGGTTCAATACTTTCTCCCAAGATCCATGTATTCAACATGAGGTTCAATGCCATCAATGACGATACCGCATGCTATAATAGGTTTCTGTTTAAAGTGCTTGCCATATGCAAACGCCATACTCTTTACATCAATACCGCAACCAACTGCCATACCCCAAACCAACCTATGATCACTAGCAGAGGCAGATATTCCAGCATTACTATGGGCATGTCCCGTAACCGTGTTGACCATACGATGCTGTGCATCAAGCCTAAAGCCATTGACACCAGTAGCAGTACCGCCATGATGATATAACACATCATCAATCCACACAGCCTGTACAATATCCCAAGTCTCAGGAAGCTCATATACTTCCTTAAAGTCTCGTAGCCATGTCTCAGGATCGATCCCAAGCTTGCGTAGATGCCTAGCCGGTATAATATCATGATTGCCCTCCGTCATTGTAAGCTCAGGGAACGCTTCAATCCAAGGCTGAAGCCTCTCCTTAGCATTCATAAACTCACAGTATGCACCTTTTAATTGAGGTTCACTGTCATGGAAGGACATAGCATGGTGATCAATCAAGTCACCTATATGTACAATCCGATCACAGTCCCAAGCTTCAAATGTATCCTGACAGAACTCAAGGTACCCTTCTTTTTCATAGGGTAGATGAGTGTCTCCAATGATGCCAACCCTAGCCATCTGTGTCTAGCTCCTTACCCTGCTTCTTAGCCTCACGTATATCGCACCACATCACCCCGAGAGCGAGTGGGAAGAAGAGGAGGGCGCCAACAGCTAGCCCAAAGAGTTCCCAGTCTAGCTGGGCGTTATACATGGGCATGGGAGCCTTCCTGTCCTCCCACAAGACCGCGAGGAATGCGTAGATGAAGCTACCTTGTATTATTCCGTAAATGAGCGCAGCTGTTATCATGATGCCACCTCCACTTCTGGTTCCGGCAAAGAACCAGTGTACTGCTGTATTAGGTTCTCAATACGATGGATAGCTAGATCCCCCTGCTCGGATAACACAGCTTCTATGATCTTAAACTGCTCGGGTGTCTCCACACAATCCCTCATATCATCGAGGACTAGCATGTTGAACTTCTCATGCGCCTCCCTTAGAGCTTCATCCATAGCTGCATAGGCTTCACCCATATGCTCCTCATGGATATTAATCCAGTCACGGGCCTTCTCTAAGTCTTGTACACCTCCCTTCAGTTGATACCTCAGCACATAAGGAATGATGTGACTAGCAGCAGGTGAGATACCCGCTCCCTTCATCATGAGTTTGTATAGTAATGTAGAGGGCTCCATAGGTAGCCCTTGATAGTGGGTACCGCCTACTTGTTTTCTTACCGTTGATTCTGACATAATTTCTCCAACTCTGATCTTAAATGTTTACCGTCTCTTGCGGACTCCAAAGCGTCACGTATCTGCTCGGGAGTGTACAAAGGCCTGATCTCAGGTAGTGCTGATGCAGACCTCGCTTTAGCTACTGATGTGTAGCGTTTCCCTGACGGCACCTTCTCACGGGCTAAGTAGACAGCTGCCGCTGACTCCTTACCAAAGATAGTACCTATCATTATATCACTCCTCGATCCACTCAGTGGGGATCAGCTTAGTTGCGTACTTAAAGCCATGCTTATCACACCAATCAGCGTAAGTAGACTTAGCACCTTTATACAATTTACCGTTAGGGTTAGTGAATACAAACCTAATGTCTAGGTCTGGGTACTGCTCTTGGATTAACAGGTGTTTCTTCCTGTCCTCTGATACAAACCTCCCTTTGGATTCAATGATGATACCATTAGCCAGCACAAAGTCTGGGGTGTACCTATGGTTGGTCTCAGGCTTTATGTACTGTAAGGTGAGTTCCTCATACGTGTAGTCCTCCTTTAGTTTATCTAATTGGTCAGCTATCTTCTGTTCTAACCCTGATCGGTAACCTGCAGCGATAGCTCGTTGCTTGGTGCTCATAGGTTTCTTTCTTCGTGTCATAGTAGTTCCTTAACCTTAGGCTCACGACTGACAACAACTAGATCTACAGGCTTGTTGCTATATAGGAAGGTACGAATACCTCTGCCTCCATTAGCATCCTGCCAGCAGTTGCGCTTGTAGTCACAATAAGAGCATGAGATTGGTAGCTTCATGTTCCCTGACTTACCATCAGCTACAGGCAAGTGGTGGTCAGTGCCTGCATTACGCTCTGGTGGTAACGGTGCACGCATCTGGGCATCAACTAATGGTACGTGTCTGTCCCAAGCAGCCTCACTCTCTATCACGGGTGTGGCTATGTGGCCTAGCTGCTTCTCGACTGCAATCCAGCCCTGCGGATGTATCGCGTTGTCAGCATGTAGGATCCCTGAGTACACATCAAGTTGATCTACGTAAGCGAAGGCATCGTTGTTAATGAACTGAGACTCATTGCCTGAGTCCTGTAAGTCTTTGAACTTCTTGAAAGCATAAGTGGATGCGGACTTCACATCAAACACATTGCCATCAACTGTACAGTCCATCATACCTCTCACGGTGAACTTACCACCCTGCGTGTCATAAGTCTTACTTACTTGAGCTTGTGTGTTCTCAATACACAGGTTAGTATGCTTAGCTATCAGTATCACAAGGAACTCAATAGAGTCTCCGTACATGAACTTAAGTTTAGCATTAGGAGTTAGTACGACTTATG